ATATGTCAAGACTATCTGTTTTTGCTATTAAATCATTTAAAAATGTTTTTGGTGAACCAAATGTTAAATTAGATGATAATACTTCATTTTTAATGTTAATAGTTTTAGATAGTTTTAGTGTTGGTGAGTATGAAGCAAATATTTTAAATCCTGCAGGATGGGCTAATTTTTTAATAATAGAAATAAAAGATTTAGGATCTGCATCACCTTGAACATCATACGAAGCATTTTGCCAATAATCATTATCAGGAATTAATCTTTTTGTTTCTGATAAATTTCCACCAAGAGAATCACGACGTCCAGATGAAATTGTTAAATTTTTATTTGAAATTTTAATTACGGTTAGTGGTGTTTCCACAGAAACACCATCTAGAACTTCTTTTAATAAAATTGGAGTTGTATTAGAAAATGTTCCAGATAATTCATAAAGAAACAGTGAACCTTGAAATCCACCAGGAATCTTTTTAACGTTTACATTTTTAATTATAGCGTGTGATTCAATTTCTCCAGTAGTTTTTCTTTGATATATTCTTGACCCAGCAAGACCATATAAACGCACAATATCAGTTCCGTATACATCAATAGTTTTATCAATAGTCCATAAACCATCGGATGGTTTTAACAGATTTACCTTTGGATAAAATATTGTTGCTTCTTTATCAAAAAGAATTCTAAATAAGAATTTTATTGAATTTTCTGTTCCTTTAGAATCATAAAATTCTTTAATATGTTTAATTAATACTCTTTCATTTAAACTTTCCCCAGTTTGTCTATCTTTGGCTAGGTTTAAATCAAAATTTGGGATTAATTCTTTTCTAAAATAATCCACAATATATTCAGGAACATTATCAATATCTTTATAATTTTCTAAATTATAGTGTATTAAATTTGGATTATTTGATTTTTCTAAAAATTGATAATATGCTTCTATAAAATCAACAAATACAGGATATTCATCTAATATAAAATTTGGAAGATTATATTTAAGTATTTTACTAATTTCTAATTGTGACTTTGTTTGATCTAAGGTGCTTTTAAATATAACTTCAAATTCAGTTTGTGGTAATTTTAAATCAAATCTATTTACAGAATAACCAGATAATTTATTAAATTCTGTTGTAACATTAATATTAAACGTATCTGTTGGTTTGTTTGATGTATGGACTAATTCATCATTTAAATAAAATTTAACAGCAGAAAAATTTATATCATAGTCTATATTATAATGAATAGGTATAAATCCACCATACGAATCATTAGGTACAGTAATTCCAGACGGCAATTCTGGAGTAATATTAAGATCTGATATAGAAATTGGTGTAATTTCTGCAGATAAATTATTTAAAATTGTAACTTTATTTTTCATAAATTAGCACGATAAGAAACGTCTGTAATATTAATTTTAATAGCATCTACTGAAAATTCATCTACACGCAAAATATTATTCTTTTCCGCAAATATATTTGCAGAATCTGGTAAAGCATATATTTTTAAAATATCAGAGTTTACAAGACTTATTGGTTGAAAATTTGTAATTGTAATTTCTCCAGATATATAATTTATTAAACCAATTGTTGTTACAGTAATAATTTTACCTAGATCATTTATATAGACAATATCTAAATTGTTATCTGATCCATTTTTAAATTGACAGGTTCTAGTAACATTATATTTATCTGTATATAAAAACGGTGTACTGTTTATAGTTACTTCTTCGCATGTAGTTTTTCTTAGGGGATTTTTAAACTTTATACTATAGTTTGTAAATTGTGTAAAAATTGGAAGAAATCTTTTTTCTAATACAACACTAACAGTTACTCCTTTTATAGATTCATCAACAGCATCAATAATTGGTATAAGTTCGTTTAGATAAAAATCACCATTGAATACATCAATTGTTGTATTGATATAATTCTGTATTGATGTTTGTATTTTTGAATTTAGTGCAGATTTTGATATTCTTAATTTTGCTGGATTTACCTGTATATTTGATGTTGTATTTAAGTAAGTATATTCTGGATCTTCAAACATTGAAGTAATACCAACTACTGCTCTGTCTCGTTTTAAAGTATCGGAAATATCTTGTTTTTCATTAAAAGAAAGTGTTTCTCCGTTTTTTGGTTTAATACAGATGAAAATCTTTCCGTATTCAGGAGGATCATTATCTTCACCACCCCAACAATTTACATCTTTAATATTAGGAAATTGTTTCATTAATATAGCAGCATAATCATCAACAGTTACTGCTCTCTCTTGTGTTGTAAATGATTTGGGGGCTTTATTTCTTATAGATTCTATGGTTTCTTGTTCAGATCCACCATAAGAAGGTCTAACTGTTGTTATTGTATTTGAAATATACGCATATTTATCACAAGAAAATGTGGATACAGAACCATTAAAACCAATTCCATTAGAATCTGGTCTTGCTACTAGATACGAACATGTAATTTTATTACCATCATTTAGTTTTTTCCCCAAGACACCATCACCAAAATGTATTTGATAAAAACCATCTGCATTTTCTTCAATAAAATAAACTAAACTATTTTCTGTTATTTTTGTAATATCTTTTGCTTGTTCCCAATTATCATATTGTCCAGAAGTGTCTGTTTCTGAATTTTGAATAGAAACAGTAATAGTACTAATATCAATATTATCAGATACTAGTATATATTTTTTAAAAGGATAATTTACATCATGAATAAAAGAATTTGTAAATAATTCTCCTTGAACCAATTCAATATTATTAGACATAAATGCCCTAGATCCGGTATCATAAAGATAAATATCTTCAGTTGTATAAAAATTTACACTTTCGCTATCTTTTGTTGATCGAAATATTGTATGCTTTGGAATTAAAAGATCATCTGCTATAATGGTGTGTGCTGCACTATCTTGTAATGCAACCTGAACTATACTTCTAGAAGATTTAGCAGAACTAGGTGTATAACCAATATTTCTAGCAAGAGATACAACCGAAGATCGTTTAACTGCGCTATCTAAAAACATTTCATTAAATGTCATATTATTATAAAACATTTGATAGTAAGTATTATAGGCCAAGAGATCCATAAGTACATTTAAACTAGAACCTTCAAAATTATAACCAGAAAATTTACTTTGGTTTTTTAAAAAATTAATTAAATTTAATTTTATATTATCAAAATCTATATTTTTAATATCTAGGTTCATCTGGTTTTTTCCACATTTAGAGTTAGGGTTTGCTGTTCGTTTGGTTGATTAACAATACTAAAAACTATCACTATATTTAAATTTTGCATATTATCAAAACTTACACTAATATTACTGGGTAATACTCTTGGTTCATATTTTAATATAATTTTCTTTATATCTTCTTCAATTTCTTTTCCAAAGATTGGGTAAAAATTTTCAAAAAGATAAGAAGTTAAACCTGCATCTAAATCAAAATTAAAAGCCTTTTCATATTTTTGTAAAAACAAAATAGTTTTCATACTCTGTTTAATGGCATCTACACCAGTTTTAACAGAAACGTCCCCTGTAAAGGGATTAGCCATAAAGTTAAAATCAAGATCTGTGGTGTTTAAAACTTGTTTCATTTACTTATATTTATTGTGGAATTTATAATTCTAGTGTAATATTCAAAAATATTTAAGGTGTCTTTGATATTTTGATTCTCTATATCTTCATATTCACACCATTCAACTGATATAAATCCAGTTTTTAGGCCTTTTGAGCATATTGTAGATTTAATCATAAAGGCTACAGTGTTTCTAGATTCATAGTATCCACGTAGTTGATTGTCTACAATATCCTTTGTATAGTGGAGATTGGTGCTTTCTTCCTGAAGAATGCCTACAATGCCTATCCAGCGAGTTATAAGGAGACCCTGTGAGCCTTCTATAGTGTGATTTATACCCAAAGAACAGGATTCGTTGGTTGTAGTAAACTTAAGGATACTTTCTCCATCAAAAAAGTGTCCTCCATTGTGAAATTTAGATATAGATGTTCGGGATGCGTTTAATTTTACTCTCATTTCTGTTAGATATTCATCTAAAACTGTGTGTAAACGAACAAAATTGAGTGGTAAAGAGGTAATTTCGTTCTTTTTATTAAATAATTTCTTAATATGTGTTGATAGTGCTAATACACCACCCACCAAAAATGAAAATATATACGAACCGACTATAAAATAAGTGTCAATGTTGGTTGGTGTTTGTAATGATGGCACAATAACTCCTTAATATGTACCGTATTTATAATAATTAACCAATGAACACATTTCCTGACCCTGTTGTTTTGTGGCCACAACTAGCTTTATTTCCTTCTCTAACAATCCCCCTACCACCAGAAAAAACCGTATTAGAGGATTCGACCATTTTTGCATTAGAATGGGGATTATCACCATGTGATTTAACTTTAGTTCCTAAAACAGCAACTTCTTTATTATTAACAAAAACATTACTAGTGTATGTTTGTAATAATAAG